TGATGAATAATCTGTTTTATTATTATGTCCTAATTGTCCTTGATTATTATATCCCCATGTCCATAGTGTTCCATCAGTTTTGGTTGCTATTATATAATCTCCGCCAGAAGAACTAGCCCATGTAGTACCAGGTACTTGAACTGGTGATGAGTATTTTACTTTATTACCATGTCCTCCCTGTCCATTATTATTTCTTCCCCATGTCCATAAGGTTCCATCACTTTTGATAGCGTGCATTCCATGTCCTGCATTAGCACCAACTTGAGACCATGTAGTGCCAGGTACTTGAACTGGTGATGATCTTTTACCTGGGTTTTCATTTGCATTTTGTCCCAATCTTCCATCACTATTACTTCCCCATGTCCATAGTGTTCCATCAGTTTTGACTGCAAAACAAGTTTCTTTTGCACCTCCAGCTCCTCCAACACCAGTTTTCCATGAAGTACCAGGTATTTGAGTTGGTGATGAAAGTTTTAGTGATGGTGATTGATTTAATCCTAAACATCCATCACTATTGCTTCCCCATGTCCATAGGGTTCCATCAGTTTTAGTTGCCACATTAAACCTATCACCAGCACTTATAAAAGACCAGTTAGTACTACTTCCTATTTGAATTGGAGAAGAATACTGAGTACTACCTGGTGTATTAAGTCCCTGCAATCCACTATCATCTGAAGCCCATGTCCACAATGTTCCATCTGATCTAATAGCATAACCTGGATATTTGGTGCATTGTCCTGCATCTGCTACAAAACTCCAAGTGCTGCCAGGTACTTGAACTGGAGATGATACTCTTGACCTAGTGGTCATAGGTATTGGCAATGCTCCCTGATAGCTATCATTTCCCCATGCAAAGAATTTAGTAGTTGAAGGGTCATTAGAAATATTCTCCCACCCAAACCATGTTGTTCCACCATCACGAGTTAATAGTTTAAATTCTTGATAATCAGTAGATCTGGGGTTCTCAAGAAGAGTTGGAGCACTTCCACCATTCCATGCTACAGCATTAGGCCATGTAATGCTACCAGTGCCATTAGCCCTCAAAATTGAAATTACATGTGAAGTTGAAACATTACTAAAAGATATTGTAGTATTAGCAGTTTGTGTGAGAACTATGTTATCACCATTATTTAAATCTATTGTTGTACTAGAACTATTAGCAGTTACATTATTAGTGATAAAAGCTGTTGCTCCAATCCCTGTTAAACTACTCCCATCCCCAATAAGGGTTCCTGTCATAATACCAACAGTAATATTAGGACTGCCAGTAATACCTGATGCTACTCCTGTAAAATTACCAAGGAAACTACTTGCAGTAACTATTCCTGCAGTAAAACTAGGTGTGCCAGTCAATCCAGAACCAATACCAGTAAAGTTACCTATAAAACTACTTGCAGTAACTATTCCTGCAGTAAAACTGGGTGTACCAGTGAGACCAGAACCAATACCAGTGAAGTTACCTATAAAACTACTTGCAGTAACTATGCCAGCAGTATAATTAGGTGTTCCAGTTAATCCAGATCCAATACCAGTGAAGTTACCAGCAAATGCTGTTGCTGTTATAACACCAGCAGTGATGTTAGGTGTACCAGTTATACCTGAGGCAAATCCAGTAAAGTTGCCAAGTAATGATGATGCTGTCACAAGACCAGCAGTTACATCAGGTGTGCCAGTCAATCCTGATGCATGACCAGTGAAGTTACCAATGAATGATGATGCTGTAACCACACCAGCAGTTACATTAGGTGTACCACTAAGTCCAGAACCAATACCAGTAAAGTCTCCTACAAAACTACTTGCAGTGACCACACCAGCTCTGACATTAGGAGTGCCACTAAGTCCAGAACCAATACCAGTGAAGTTACCAACAAAAGTAGATGTAACTACACCAGCAACAACATTAGGTGTGCCAGTTAAACCTGATCCAATGCCAGTAAAGTTACCAGCAAAATTAGTAGCAGTAACTATACCTAGATTTAATTGAGAATCAGTGTTTGACAAACTAGCAGCATTACCTGTTAGATTACCAATGAATGATGTGGCAGTAAATATACCAACATTAGCATTAGTGCCATCAGCTAAATTTGCTGATCTTCCAGAAGTATTACCTGTAAACTTAGTAGCAGTAACTACACCAGCAACTATATTATTTCCACTAAAAATACTACTTGCAGAGCCAGTAACATCACCAACCATGCCACTGGTTGTAACTATACCTACATCTAAGTTAGCTGTGGTGGTGCTAAGACCAGTCACAGTTCCAGTCACATCACCAATAAGAGTTGTAGCTGTTACCACACCACTCACTTGAATAGTGGATGCAGTAACTATTCCTATTGGTTGTATTAATTGTGCCTTGGTCTGACTCATTAGTTTTTTATTTATTTAGTTTACTGCCTTAGTAGCAAAAGTGGATCTGTACATAGCATCTACTGAATTCCAATCAGTGCCAGGTATTTGAGTTGGTGATGAACGTTGTGTTCTACTGTTATCTCCATATTGTCCAAAAGTCTGTCTACCCCATGCCCATAATGTTCCATCAGTCTTCCTTGCCCTAGCAGTATCCCCAAGCCAGAAATTATCTTTATCCCAGTTAGTACCAGGTATTTGTCTTGGTGAGGAATATGATGTTGTATTATTATGTCCCAATTCTCCAAATTCACCTCTTCCAAATGTCCACAAGGTTCCATCAGTCTTGGATGCCATGGTATTATGTTCTGTCATAGAACATTTATGCCAAGTAGTATCAGAACCTACTTGTTTTGGTGATGAAAAATCTGTAGTATTATTTTGACCTAAACCACCATACTGATTTCTTCCCCATGTCCATAGTGTTCCATCAGCTTTTACTGCACCAGCATGATGATATGCACCATCACAAACAGTTGACCAAGTACCACTTGCTATCTGAACTGGTGATGATCTTTTTGTTCCATCTGGTAAATTAAATCCAGAACTTCCATACCAATCTCTTCCCCATGCCCATAATGTTCCATCACCTCTGATAGCAACAAAACCATCATTAAAAGCACCAATTGTATCTCTACCAGTCATCCATGTACCAGGAAGTTGAACTGGTGATGAATAAGTTGTTCTACTATTAAGTCCCAAATATGATCCAGCACCCCACATCCACAGTGTGCCATCAGTTTTAATGGCAGCCATTTTTCCATACTGTCCTGTAGAACCACCACCACCCCATGTAGTGCCAGGTATTTGAGTTGGGGATGATAGTCCTGTTAAGTCATCATTGGATTGATTTTGTCCTAATGCTCCATAAGCATTATATCCCCATGCCCATAATGTTCCATCAGACTTTTCTGCAAGTACACCTGCCTCATCATGATGGGGATACTTAGTCAAGACCCTAGACCATGTAGTACCAGATATTTGAACTGGTGATGAATATTGGGTGGTATTATTTTGTCCTAATTGTCCATAATGATTTTTTCCCATTACAAATAAACTTGCAGTTTGAGGACTTGAATTAAGTCCTTCATAACCATACCAAGTAGACCCACCATTATAAGTAACTAAATTAAAATACTGTCCTGCTGTGGATCTAGGATTAGATAATAATGTAGGAGCACTTCCACCATCCCACTTCACAGAATTAGGCCATGTGATAGTATTACTAGTAAGAGTTCTTGCAATAACTACTCTAGTGGCTGTTGGTACATTGGAGAATGATAGTGTTACATTAGCATCATGAGTAAGATATACTGCATTTCCATTATTTAAATTAATAGCACCACTAGAACTAGCTGTAATATCTTGTCTAATAAATCCAGTGACCCCTATTCCTGTTAGTCCACTACCATCTCCATGAAAAGTAGTAGCAGTGATTGTGCCACCTGTTATATTTTTGCCAGCAGATATACCAGCAGCGTTGCCTGGTGTGTTACCTATAAATTGACTAGCAGTAAGTGTGCCAAGATTTAAATTAGTATCATCTGCAATGGCACTCACACTACCAGTAGCATTACCTATAAACTTTGATCCTGTAAGTGTTCCTAGATTCAAATTAGTGTCATCAGAAATAGCACTCACACTTCCAGTAGCATTTCCAATAAACTTTGTACCAGTGAGTGTGCCAAGATTTAAATTAGTATCATCTGCAATACCACTTACAGTGCCTGGTGTATTTCCTACAAACTTTGTGCCAGTAAATGTACCAGCAGCCACATTAACATCATCTGCAAGTTTAGTAGCACTGCCAGGTGTGTTACCTATGAACTTTGTGCCAGTAAATGTACCAACAGTCAAGTTAGTTCCACTCTTTAAATCTGCTGCAGTGCCAGGACTATTTCCTATGAACTGAGTTCCAGTAAATGTAGCAACATTTATATTGGTATCATCAGCAAGCCCTACAACACTACCATTAGCATTACCTATAAACTTACTAGCAGTTATTATTCCTACATTTATATTAGTATCATCTGCTAAATCAGTTACACTACCAGTTGTATTACCTTCAAACTTAGTAGCAGTTATTATTCCTACATTTATATTAGTATCATCAGCAAGATCCACCACTGCACCAGTAGAGTTACCAAGAAACTTAGTTGCTGTAACTATACCTGTCTGTATATTAGGAGTTCCACTTAGACCAGATGATAAACCAGTAAAGTTACCACGAAAACCAGTGGAAGTAACAATACCTAAATTTAAATTAGATGTAGTAGTTGATAATCCTGTAGCATTTCCTATCAAGTCACCCACAAATGTGGCTGTCATGATACCAACAGTTATATTTGCTCCTTGAGCTAAACTACTAGCTGTTCCTGTTACATCTCCAATAAATCTAGTAGCAGTTATTATACCTGCTGTTATGTTGAGTGTGGTGGAAGCCAGTCCTGTTGCACTACCCTGAACTTGTCCTACAAATCCACCTGTAGCAGTTGTTATTCCTGTGGCATTAACACCATCAACATCTAAGGGACCTTGTGGGTCAACTAATTGGGCTTTTGGTTCTAATGGCATTATAAATCTATAATACAACTTGCTCTTTTTATTTATATCTGTTATAATACGATCAAAAAGAATATGATAATAGTCACAGGTTCAAAAGGTTTCATAGGTCAACACTTTGTTAAGTATATTGAGAAATGTTACAATGACCCAAGACCAGAAACTTACAAATATAACTCTAATGTTATGGGAATAGATGAGGATAATTGTTGGGATTTTTTAGAAAATTATGATATGTGGGATTCAGTTGAATTAATCATACATCAAGGTGCTATATCATCCACTACAGAAACTGATGTAGATAAACTTCATAAGATGAATGTGAAATTTACCATAGAATTATTTAAAAAAGCAATTTACTGGTTAGTGCCAATTAAATTTGCCTCATCTGCATCTGTCTATGGACATCTTAATAAAGAAAATTTAGTCAATCCACTTAATTATTATGCAATTACTAAATTGCAAACTGATTATTGGATTAAAGATCATATGGATGAATTTAATTCATACATTCAAGCTCATAGAATGTTTGAAACTGAGCATCCCTCTATTCAATCTTTTAGATACTTCAATGTCTATGGTGATGGAGAAGATCATAAAGGAGATCAAGCAAGTCCTGTATCTAAATTCACTAAACAAATCAAAGAGACAGGAGTTCTCAAATTATTTAAAGGATCTGATAGATTCCTCAGAGACTTTATATGTGTAGATGATGTTGTAGATATTGTTTTGAATAATGATAAACCATCAGGTATCTATGACTTAGGTACAAGCAATCCTACTAGTTTCCAAGAAGTAGGAGAACTAGTGGCAGAGAAATATAATGGCACTATAGAATATATCCCATTCCCAAAGCACTTAGAATGTAAGTATCAAGAATACACTTGTGCTAAGAAAGAATGGGGTGATTATAAATTTACTACTATTAAAGAGTATCTCCAGCTATGACTCTGTGTGAGTCTTCATCAAAGTGTTGTGTAGAGAACTCAAATAATTCTGAGTCTGCTTGAGCAACCATTTGATGACGCAATCCTCTATAGATATGAAACTTGTCACCAGGTTCTAGCAACAGAGTCTTTGCATCCTCTAATGAATCTGTATCACCATAAAATAAAAGAAGACTACCTGACTGTAGATAGAATGTCTCATCTTTTAGTTTATGATAATGCCATGAGCATCTCTTGCCCTTATTAAAGAACAGCAACTTGCCACAATACTCATCAGTATTGACTATCCACTTCTCATACCCCCATCCTTTGGGTACATGTTTAATCTTTGAAGAAATCATCACAATTTATTCCTTTATCATCAATGAATAAGTCTGCATGAGGTTTACCCATGATTAACTCATGGTACTTACATCCCCATATATCTAGTTGCATTACAGTGAGGGGTTTCAACACCTCCTCTGCTGCCTTCTTTGCTTCATCAATGGGTTTATCACTATTCCTACCCATTGCACGTGCAGTGAAGTATGTGATGTGATGTCCCTCATCATATAATTTATTGACATATGCAATTCTTTTCTTATTAGGTGTAGCACCCTCATACTGACAACTTTTACAAGTGCCAGGAGTACATATGGTGCCATCTATATCAATACAATATCTCACTGGTTGACCCCTTGAGTTCAAGATTAAAAGAAAAAGTCATTCTCATATCATTTTTATGTTCTGGTTTAGATTGAACAGAGTGTTCAACATATGGAGGAAATAAAAGTATATCACCATCTTCTACAGGGGGAGAACAAGTCTCTGCTAAACATGTAGCAAGTGCTCCTTTATCATATCCAACATACCTTTGTGATTGAATCATGCGATTATCATTATAAAATGTAGTAGGTGATGAGTTTTTATTATAGTAAACTCCTGACCAAAATGGATTTGGTTGTCCTGTTAAACAAAGATGAGAGTGTCTTTCTTGTCCTTGATTATCATGGTATATATTATACCACAGATTTATAAATTCAATATTAGTTGGCAAATTCATTTCATTAAATACATTTACTATTGAATTTTTCAAATCCAACCTAAGAGTATCTCTCACAGAAGTTGGGACAATAGGATCATTGTCAGGAATACTAGGAAATGTAGTTTGAAGTGATTCTACCCAAGTTGTGGGTTTATGATCTTTCTTTTCTACTTCTGGAAAATTATACTTATAATGATTCTCAAATTTAATTATAAGAAGAGGGATTGAAAAAATATTAATAGGTATGTAGTTGTTTGACATCTTCCTTTGTTAATACATATGTGCCTGGATGAGAAACAGCAATTGCTGCTGCTTTGTTTGCAATTGGAATTGCAGCTTCCATAGTATGCTTAGTTAAATATCCATAAGTAAGTGCTGCTAAGAATGTGTCACCTGCACCCACAACATCACGAACCTTGACCTTCTCTGCAGGAAAAAATTTGTGATTATATTCTGCACCATCTCCTCCCTTTGTTACTATCACACTGCTAGTAAGATCCCTCTCTAAAGTTTTAGATTCTAATTCATTTATTTTTATCCATGCACCCTCAGGCAACACTTTCTTTTTACTATCAATGATTACAGGACCATCAAACCATTTAACTAATCTAAAAATTTCATCTTGAGTTATGAATCCTTTATCATAATCTGATATCACTAAGACATCATACCAATCATCTGATTTTGGTTCACTAGCAGCACGTTCAAGAAATGGTGGTTCATATTCTATTGGCTTTACTTCTGGTTCCTCATCCACCCTAAGTATCTGTTGATTGGATTTCTCATCAATATACCTAGTCTTTTTAATTGTTTCCATTTGAGTGATCATATAAACATCTAATCCAAATGCCAACATATTATTATATACGTTCCATGCCATTCCTTGACTGGTATGCTCTCTCTTAGGTTCAAGAACAGGAACTGGTGCCTCTGGGTTCAGTCTCTTGACATCACCATACACATATACATCTGTGCAACTATCACCAATTAATAATACTTTCATAGATTGTGAATCCTTTTGATTGTGTTACTACTTGCATATCCACCTACTCTTGGAAGGAATCTAACTTCCTTGGCATGTTCTCTACCTACCACATCACCATACCTCCAATCATCACCAAGTAATAGTATATCAGGTTCATATAACATGATCAAGTCTTCTAGTTCTTTCCTATTCCCAAAAGTGTGAACAACATCAATATATTTAATAGACTCAAGCATTGCTACTCTGTAGCATAAATCATTAACTGGTTTATGATCACCCTTGTCTTTTCTTATCTTCTCATCTGTATCAGTAGCAACTATAACTTTATCACCCAATGATCTAGCAACCTTAAAAAGTTCTATATGACCAGGATGTAAGATATCAAATGTGCCATTAGTCCATACTATGCTCATAGTTCTATCCACCTTTCATTATTAAGAGTCCACTTGGTTACTTCACCAATGCGCTCTCTTACTGACTTAGCAGGTTCCCATCCTAGTTTCTTCATCTTATCACCATCCAGTGCATACCTTAAGTCATGTCCTGGTCTGGATGAGTGGAAATCAACCATCTCATACTTCAACTCTTTACCTTGTGCTTCAGCAATGATCTGTGCTAACTCAAGATTATTCAACTCTTCTGAACCTACTATATTAAATTTAGGACACTTTGCATTGCCCCATGTTGGTTCATATATCTCCTCATGATTGAGAATAAAGAGAACAGCAGAGGCGACATCCTCTGCATGTATATAATGTCTAGAACCAGGAATAGTTTTGGTTGAGTCACTATGAATAGTAACTGCCTCACCATCCCTTGCCTTTCTTATACACATAGGAATGAACTTCTCTGGATGCTGACGCTCTCCAAAGACATTCATTGTATGAGTGATATACACTGGTAAACCATATGTATTCTCATATGCCACTGCTAACTCCTCTCCACCTGCCTTGGTAGCACTATAGGGATTGGTAGAGTTGTATCTATCATTCTCTACATATTTGATGCCATTAGGAGCAGGACCAAACACCTCATCAGTGCCAAAGTAAATGAACCTTTCAAGATGATCTATCTGTGTCCTAGCAAACTCAAGTATGTT